TCCTAATAGAGTCGATGTTTACGGTGGCTTGAATCTTGCCTCTGTAAGACCTTATAATTATCTTTCCTTGTGGTAGTGTTATCTTGCTATAGAAAGTCGTTAAGATGCCAGCAGAATCGCAAGGATTGTCAATTGTTAGCGTGTCGTGGATAGCGTTAAATTTAACGATTACCTTCTCGTTTATAATCGTATCAATGCGTATCTTTTCGGATACAACTGTTACTACCTTACTTGGCTTGCAAGAACCAAGAAATATGATAAATAATAGTAAGTAAATCGGTAAACTTCCGAATTTGGCACGTTTATTTTCCATAATTTGTCAAATTTTAATAGTTTATTCCTTAAAGTATAATTTAATTTCTGCTATTCTTCTATTTCTTAGCCCTACACTAACAATTCCGTTAATCTTAGTCCACCTCATAAATTGATTTCTTATGTCCCCCTCTGGTTTATAGTCATTAATAAACTTCAATAATGTAGATTTATTTAAAGCGTGAGTCCCGCAATTGTAGGCAAAGCATACTAAGGCATCAAATTCATTTTGGGTAATATCATCCCTTGTAAACGCATCTACACTTCTCTCAAAATGAACAAGTACATCTTCCATTAAACAAGATGCCTCATATTCGCTAATAGGCTTATCTGTTAATCGAACCCTTTTGCCGTCTGAGTAGTATGTAGAACCATAGCCAATTGTAGCAACACCTGCACCATCTAAATAAGGCTTTGCCCTAAATCCTTCTAGGTGCTTTAATACGGTTAGCCCATTAGTACTAATCTTCGTAATTCTCTCCATCTGGATTGTCTACTTTTCTTTGTCTTCTATTTGCAAACTTTGATACCGTAGCGTTTGTTAATGAGGCGGCTAGTATCCCTAATACAATGTTCTGTAGTCCGTCATTGGTTGGATGAAATAGCAATAGCCCTAAAACAATAAAAGACCCAATAATAGATATGAGTCTTGTGTGTGAGTAGTTCCCTTTTTCATCCTTAAAGAATTCAGTCAACATCTTTCTTAGTCTTGAGAACTTCTTCTGTTTTATGATAATAGTATCTGATAGCAAACGAACCTGATATAATTGCAACTACTCCTGCTATAATTCCTACGAAACTTTGAATACTTGCTAGGGAAACTGCGGCACTAATTAAACTAAGAGCTACGTTTATTATTCCTGTTTCAGGGCTACTATTGTTCATTTATCTTGTAAGTTATGCTACAAAGATAAACCACTTTAATCCTATCTCAAAATCTTTTTATAGGTAATCTCCCAATCTTTTTGGAATCTCCAAATATTATACACTAGGAAGGCGATAAAACTTACGCATACCGCCCCCCAAAATATAGCAAACCAAATTAATTGGTTATCAGTCATTGTCTTTAGCTAAGTCTTCCTTAACTAACTTAAATACTAAGTTGTAATTACCTTCAGAATCAATCTTTTCTAAGTCACTTACAGTCAAAGGATTGTATTCAACCTCTTCTTCTTCAGATAGTAACTTAGCCCACTCGTCTTGGAATTCAATAAACTTAGGATTAACCTTTGTCTTCTCTTCATCTAAGAATGTTTCAATTCCGATGCTACCATCCTTCTCTTCGCCAAACTTCTTAATAAGCTCGTCACGCAATACCTCAATAGTTTTCTTCTTAGAAGTTAACTTATCAGATAACTTTGTTAGCCAATACTTAGTAGCTAAGTTCAATTTCTCTTTAAGAAATCCTGATAGAATTTGTTCTCCTGATTGAGGATTCACATAGCCATTTAACTCGGCTTCTAATGTTAGCAGTTCTGCTAATGACAATTTAATCTTTTCCATTCTGTTTGATTTAAAATTTTACAAATATAATATTAATTCTCCCATTTTTCTAACGGGCACTTTTGTTCTTTTGGACTATCTACGGGTGTATATATCTTACCTTGCAAGGGGCATCCACAGCTACCACATAAGAAGTAGTTATTAACTAATCCTCCTGTCATATTCTTTACGTCAACTTCCTGTAGTGATGGGCAAGTAGAACAAACCACAGAACGCTTGTCAGCTAATTCTTTCTGTTCGTCTGTATGAAAAACGGCTATCCCCCAAGCCTTTGCAATTGTTAAGAATTTATTCATCTCTCTTTTGTTTGGTTGTGCAAATGTAATCTGTTTTGTTGTGCAAATATAATAATAAAAACAATAATATTAACAAGTGTATGCTTCTTGTACGTTTGCTCCGTTACCGTAGTTCGTAATTACAACCGAGTATTCATTTACACAAGGTGTTTGTCCAATAACTCCTGCTGAGTTAGCGTAGAAACTAAAGTATCCTAATCCCCCATTACAGTAAGTATAGTAGCCGTCAACATAATATCCGTCACCATAAGCAACAATATCGTACACCTTACATACCTGATTAGCCGTACAAGAACCTACTGCATTAGCGTAGTTCTGCCCGTCAGTAGGGAAGTTGGCATTTGCTGTTGCGTCTGCCCCTGCTTGATTAAGTATTCCTGTGTACGAGTAGGTATTTGAGTAATTAACTACCCCTCCTGTATATCCTGCCCCGCAGTTATTCCTTGTAAAGTTTTGGCTCCTATATGCATAGAATGTACAAGGGTCTCCTCCAAATTCATTAGACGTAAACTGGACTTCGTCCGCTCCATTTCTGTATTGGTATTGGGCTCCACCCCCACAACCATTTGAATCTTCGTATACGTTGTAATTTGTTCCTTCGTAGCATCTAACTCCTCTAGATATACCATAGCTACTATTTGTATTGCAGCCTCCTCTTGATGGCTCTGTCGTTCCAACGCTACCTCCATTAACAATGTATTGCCCACCTGTTCCAGAACACCTATTTCCGTCATAATATACTGTAAATGTTGTGCAGTTTACGCAAGTGTCATAACCTGTAGGAGAAAGTTCTTGTGAGCCTGCGTCGCAACCACAGTTGACTCTATTTGTAGCCCCTGTAGCAACTCCATTACAATTATATTTCTGCACAAACACCTTGTCTCTATTGTCGCAAACAAAATCTGTATAGTATGTACCTTGACAATTTTGATTACAACCACAAGAATTGTATTCTGTTGGGGTTGTATTTCTATAAGAGTTGTCGCAAGTATTTCTTTCTCTATTGCCTAGGTAGTTACATCCATCGCAAACAGGGTCTGCAACAAAACAACAACAAGTTCCATTGGCATTAGCGAAGTTCTGTCCGTTAGTATTTACGTTTGCTACTGCCATATTATAAGCAGCTGTTGTGGCAGTAGATACTGCTTCTTCGCAAGATGTTGTAGATACAGCAGAGGCATACTGAGTAGGAGACGCATAGTTTACAGTTCCGTTACCATAACAGTTAGCCCCGCAGTTGTCTCTAGTAAAGTTAGCGTTATAGTTACCCGCTACATTAGATGCTGTCCAAGTACAGAATCCTTCTGCATTAAACTTTGCTTGCAAGCCTGCGTCATAAGCAGCATCTGATATTGCTTGTGCTTGAGTGTTAGCGTCTGTTTGGGAAATAGTTGATGTGTATGTGCCTGTTGTTGTATAAGAAGGGTATCCTGCTTGATTTAAATAAACGGTACTTCCTGCTACACTTGTTGTAGGATAACAATTATTAGTACAATCTAATTTAGTTCCTACTGACTGCCTAGTTGTTGTCGCATTTCCCACAAAAGTACAAGCTCCGTTAGAAGGCGGAGTAGTTCCTACACTTACATTATTTACATAATAATGGTTTATAGTAGATGAGTTGACATTTGTATCCCTAAAAACCTCATAAGTTACACTAGAAGAGCAAGTATAAAAATTTTGCGACTGTAATGTAGGAGTTCTCTTGAAGTCAATGTAGTTAGTCTTAGTAGCACTTGTAGCAAAGGAATTAGTTCCTGATACACTTGCAGTATTACTAATATTAGTATTTTCTGATGTAGCCCTTACTTTTATTTTAATGGGATAACTACCTTGATAAATAACACTATTTGCATTTGCGTTTATAGTAACAGTTTGCCCTGATACAGATGCAGTCCATCCTGGGGGTATTTCAGCAATAGAGACAAATGTTACTCCCGCTGGCAAAACGTCGGTAAACACTACCCCCGTTGCGGCAACTGTACTAGAGTTAGATACTACCATTGAGTAGTCAAACTCTTGATTAAATGTTATTGTTGTTGGATATGGGTTTGTCTTTGTTATTGTTAAAGACGCATAATTTAAACTAATATAAAAATCAGACGATAAAGGACTATTTACCGCATAGAATGCAGATGACACCGTTGGCATATAAACTATAGCAGGCGGAGGCGAACCATTGTCCCAACCTGAATTTAAATAAGATGTCATTAAGACGCTTATATGATATGCGGCAGGATTGGTAGATATATTATAAGGATTTGTAGGTTCAGTAACCGTAATAGTTAAAGTACTCCCAGCCAACGTAGGGGCTACACTTGGTGTAAAAGAAGTTCCGCCTCTTAGGTGGGAAATTATAGGTTGCCCTCCTGATAAAACGCAAGACAATCCGTTAGGTATTGTTAGAGTAAACACAACGTTACCTTGAGTAACTATTGTGCCCGTATTTATAAAGTGGAATGCGTAATAGAATTGTTGTCCAATTGTATAGTTAGATGCTTGACTTCCTAATGAACCAGAAGAGTTTTGAGATACCTTATACCCTGTACTGCTAAAATTAGCCTTATTTAAATTACTTAAAGCATTATAAGCAGCAG